GGTCAATCTGTCGTCACCACCAACATTACCGTAGTATAGCGTACCAATTAGGTCAACGTTAATGTTATCCCAGTCTGGATCAAAATCAGTTATGGTAAACTCGTTGATGTAGTCACTGTCTGTTTTGGCAGCGTCAACCACTGTGATATTGCTGGCGTCGGCGTCTAATGTTCCGATGAATCCAGAAGGAGTAAATTCATAGTTGCCCACTGCGAATATTGTTCCAGCACTGTCAACCTGTGCTACAAGAGCGTTAGGTTGAATTTCGGGAAAATTGTCTAAGTCTCCAAATCCACCGCCCACTGCCACATAACCGTCTCTCACTGCTAGGTTACTGCCACCACCCAGTTGGATAAAAAAGTCACCGGCAAACATCGACGAGGTTGTATTGACCAATAGTCTCTGCCACTCCACTCCACCGTCCGTGTCATACTTGGCGAGGACCATTTTAGTAGTTTCATTGTTTTCTTCGTTGGCAGCGACGGTTATTCCTGATAGGTATAGATAGTCGTCTGGACCAACTACAATACTGGCAGCAAAATCTGCACAGAGACCTATTAACTTGCGAGTCCATTGTTTAACACCCGAACTGTTAAACTTGATTATGATCATGGCTTGTCCGGCACCGGCCTGCTCAAAATTTCCGCAAACATAAACGTTGCCTTCACTGTCTATGTCAGCATCTGCCCCTTTACAATCGTAGCCTTCTTCAACTGTCACAGACTTTTGCCAGTCAATAGTTCCATCACTGAGATACTTGACAACCAGCATTTGATCGTCAGTATCCTCTCCCAGTTGAGTCATATAACCTACACTGACTACTTCACCAGTTGGACCAACTGCCATACCATAGGCTTCTTCATTACCTTGTCCGTCAAGTGCTCTTGACCAAGTGACTGTGCCATCTGCCGCGTTGATTTTAGTGGTGACTACTTGATTATCTGTGTCGCTATCGGCATAACCAACTATAATAGGACTGCCATCTGATGCTACATCAACAACTGTGTTAAAGTTTTCATAGCCAACATCGTAGGACTTGCTCCAGTTTATACTGCCATCTTCAGTGTCAAGTTTAGTTAATGTGGCAATATTGTATGCGCCAATGCCCTCCCCGATTGCCCATCCAGCAACATAGATATGGCCGCTGTCGTTGTCCACAGCCAAGCCCCAACCGTTGGTGAATTCTGCACCCTTAAAAATCATGCTCCATACTTGTGTGCCATTGGGGTTAAATCTAGCCACGCTGCTGTATGATCCGGTGTAGCCCCCACCTGTATCCTCGCTGTGAACGATCAAGGCAACAACATCACCGTTGGCCAAATATTCAACACTCATAGCCAATGCCGGTACATCGGCCGCGCCTAATGATGTTTCAAATTCCTGTATCCAAATATTGCTATTACCGCTGTCTAATACACTATTACCGTTGCTGTCAAGTATGTCACCACCTACTGGTAGTGTTAGATTTCCATCCTCACCAAAACTCCATCTTCGCAGTGTTGAGTCACTTAGGTTGATGTCAATGTTGATGTTGCCTTCACTAAGAATATCGCCTGGGACAGTTAAATTACCATCTTTACCAAAACTCCAAAGATTTGTCGCATCTGTACCAATCTGTACACCCACGTTGGTCAAAGTTGAATCATAGGGTAACTTGACATAGTTAAAGTCATCACCAAAGAATAGATCCACAGTGGTAGGGTCATCACGCATGATGTGGAAATGACTTGATTGGGTAGGAACACATTGTTCAGGAGTATTACCAAACAATACGGTACCACGGTCTGTGGTCAATGCGATACCTTGGGTACTATCACTGCCTCCGATCTGTTGTCCACCGGGTAATGTTAAAGTACCATTGTCTAAAAATGTCCAACCTTGACTGTTTATGCCAATTTGGACTCCGTATGTATCGTCTTCGTTTTCAATTGGTGTAAGGTTAAAATAGTTTTGTTCAGTGTTGGTGTTGCGTACTAGTAACTGCCCAAACTCTCCAAAGAATACTGTCCAGTTATTGTTGATTAACCTATCAGAGTATGCTGAAGTTTGAACTGTAGCGTCTGGGAATGTAATTGAATTAACATCAAGGTCAGTGTCAGGCAGGGGTTGAACTAAAGGTGCCGCATCAACCCAAACATCGCTGTACTTGATATAGAGTCTGCCTTCTACAGTATTGAACCATAAGGTACCATTGTCTGCTGTGGGTGCTGTGTCCTGACGAACTACGGTTGAACTTCCACTACCGCCGGTGTAGGCTGTGGTCTGAACTGTGCCGTCTGGGAATGTTAGGTCACCATCTTCACCAAATCTCCATCTGTGTAGTGTGCTGTCTGTAAGGTTGATGTCAATGTTGATAGCACTTTCGCTACGGATATCGCCTGGTAGTTCTAGACCACCGTCGCCTCGGAAGGTCCATCTGTGTGTAACAACATCTTCTTCATCATTGCCATCATTACTGCGATCATATGATATAATTCTTAGGCCACTGCGATCACTGTCTTGCCAGGCTAGTTGAATTCGACCTCGGTTTAGTTCTGTTTCATCATCTGGATTGCCGGTATAGGTTCTGATGATGCTGTGGTCTTCATTACTAGGCATATTGTACCAACGAACACTAGTGTTATCACCGTCGTTACCGTCTACGATAAGATGACCACCATCAACACCGCCAACAACAATATCTCCAGGAGCAGTTAAGTCGCCATCGTTATCGAATGTCCAAGTGTGAGCATCTGTGCTGTATTTTGTAGCAATAGTAGCACCGTTGTTGTCAACCCATACCCATGAATCTTCATCCTTACCTGCTGGGCTTGCTGGTCCTGCTGTGATACCAGCATAGTTGCCTGCTACGGTTTTTAGTGTAGCACCGTTGATAATGCTACCATCTGGCAATGCCACAACACCGCCATCGGTGACTTCCAGTACATACAGGTTGTTGAGTCCCTGGTTAGGATTTTCATTGTACAGTTTGCTGGTGGTAATCTTTCCATCATCTAATGAGTCAGTAAAGCCTTCACCAAAGTCTGTGATAGATAATCCGCCACCACCTAGTACACTAGCACCTGTGCTGTCTACAATGTCACCGCCTGGAGGTAGTCGTAGTCTTGTGGTGTCATCAACGAATTCAAATTTAAAATCACCGCCACCATCAATTCCAATTTCTGCTAGGCCATTGCTTGGATCTAGTCTAAAGTAGGCTCGAACAACATCGTTGTCGTCTTTGGATTCAAGTTGGAAAACTGCGCCTGGGTCCGCAATGATCTTGTTGTTCGCAAATGTGATATCACCAGTGTTAGCATTGCCGCCTGTAACCACATCTCCGTCAATAATCAGTTGACCTTGATCAGTAATACTTAATGGAATACCCCCAATAAAAATTGTGTTGGTACTAACATACAGGCTGCGCCAAGGCAATGTGCTTGAACCTAGATCGCCACCATTGGCAGTCTGCGGCAAAATATCTCCACCCACAGTCAAGTTGCTGGTTATGGTAGTTGCTTGATCGATAGTGATTGCTGAACTATCAGTAGTGCTCATCACACTGCCCGTAAACTCAAATGCTCCCAGGTTTAATCCGCTTCCGTCAACTAACCCTAATTTTGTATATAGATCAGTAAATCCTACATTGACTTTTTGGAACGCAGCTCGTAGGCTATCGCCCTTCTTGTCATTAGCTGTGAGGCCTACGCCTATTAATACATCTGTTAATTTTGCCATTTATCGCTCCAATTATGCCAATGCTGCTATTCTTGTTTGGAAGTCAGCAAAGCTAGAGCTTGCCGCCACAACAGATTTTAATTCTGCAAGATTAATTACTCTACTGCCTTTTAGTGTTAATCTTTCTGCTATTGTTATATCGTTTTCAAAAGTAACATCTGTGTTGAATGTTGTCTGAACATCCACTGTCAATCCGCTGGAGTCGCTGGTGCTGATAGTGCTGTTGATAAATTCCAGTGTTGATGTGTAGAATAGTTCTTTGGTTGTAGTATCATAAACAACCGGCCTTGCTGAACTTGTAGTTGATCTAACGGGATTAACATAGAATCCAGCTGCTGCGCCGTTGAGTATAGCACCGCTGGCATTTAAGATAATACTGTTTGCTGATTGATTATTGTGTCCTGCATAATGTCCGACAGCGATCGCATAGTCACCCTGACTTGATTGACCAGCATTGTCACCTATGGCAACCGCACTAGCACCTTGCTCAAAATATGCTGCTGATGCTCCTACAGCCACTCCGTAGTTGCTTTGTCTAAGTTCACCTGCCTGTCCTCCTATAGCGACTGCACGGGTGCCTTGATCTTCTGATCCAGCTGATGCACCAATGGCAACTGCACGATAGGCTTGATTTAAACCGGCATTTTCACCTAGTGCTATCTTTTCTTCACTGGTTCTCAATGTTGTGGCTTCTATGTTACCGTAGACTGTGGCAGTGTTGCCATCTATGATCTGTGTTGAATTGTCTGTGAACACAGAGCCTATGAAAATACCTCGTAAGGTGCCACTCACAGCGTCTACCATCACAGTAGAATCATCTGCAAACACTGAACCTCGTAAATCAAACACTGGATTCACGGCGATGGTTAAAGTGTCTGTGGCCACGTTTTTACTCAGCGTGATGGTTGCGTCACTGGCAATGTTTAATATGTCACTGGCAGCATCAGCTGCCAGTATATTAGCTATATCATTGTTGACTACAATTTGTGTAAACGCATTTACCGCAGGTGCTGAGTTGGTAATAGTCACGTCACCTGTGGCAATGTCTGTACTAACTGTGATACCTACACCAGAAGATATACTTATGACACCGGTGTTGGTTACTCTCAAGTTGTCACCAGTTGTGCCGTTTATGTTAATACCTGCACCTGTGGCTCTGCCTGAGGGCAAAGCAGTGACGTTCTGTAGACTGCGAACACCGGTATTGGTTATTGTTGACACGCCACTGCTTGTAGCAGTTGATATTCCCAACCCTGCCGCTACACTAAGTATGCCAGTGTTTGAGAATGTAATTGAGTCTGCTCCTGAACTCACTGCCAGACCTACGCCTGAGCCTGACAAGAAATTCACTGTGTCGCCAAATGTGGTTGCCACTATAGACAGATCGTTGTTGATCTGTATTTCTTTGAAGAATGTTTTATCAGGATCTATGATCAAACTGGTCCCCACACCAGTTAACGGATCGCCTCCCACGGTAGATCCTACGGGCAGATTAATGGTGTTGCCCACGCCTTTGATCTGTGCGCTTCCTGCCCACAAGCCGTTTAATGGATCTACTGTGGTGTGTTCTGCTGTAAACACCGATCGCCACTGATGAGTTACATCTCCCAAACTGCGTAAATTATTTGTAGTAGGAGTAACATCGGTATCTAACGATGAAAAATCTATAGGAGCCAGTCCTGACCCAGTACCAATAGTAGCAACTAGTATGTCAAAGTTTTCATTGACTTTGATAAATGCTTCATTGACTTCACTCCATAAAACAGGAGGACGACCTGGGGTTATATTATTATTAAAAGGCATTATGTTCTCCCTACCGCTATTTCAATTGACCCTATGTGATCCGAATCGTATGCTACCAGAGCTTTGCCAACTACTGTGCCTACTTTTACGTCACTTGTGGCAGCTACTGCCACTCCTGGAATTCCTGATGTGATCAAAATATCTCCTTTTGATATTTTTCCTACTACCTTGCAGGGCACACGACCTTGTAGTGCAACTAGATTCTTCAAGCCCGGGCAAGCATCATACATGACAAATGCTGCATTATTAGACACCACACCAGCTACTCTAGTGTCACCTTTGATATTGCCCGTAGTAACTTCTTTGTCTCCACCAAATACAAGAACAGTTCCTACTTCATATTCTCGATCACCTTCGTAGTATTCTGCAAGGTCAGCAGCATATGTGGCCTGCATCCTTGATCCTGGGTTCAAGCTCCAATTGCCTATGATAGTACCAGCCACGACATTGCCACCAGTGGTTAATGTCTGTGCCTGTATGCCTGTGCAAGTGATAGTGCTGCTTGATGTAATTGCTCCCACTGCGGTGATAGGAGCATTAGAAACACCGTTCTGCGTTTTGAATTCATGACTGTCATTCCAATAAGATGTTTTATCATCTGCAGCCAACGACCCTTCACTGATTAGTATACCGCCAGCACTGTTGTATCCGTAATAGCGTAGGTAACCGCCAGTGGCAGTTGTTGCTGAATCAACAGCCAACTGCGTGTCAATTTTGATATTAGACACATCAACGGTCCTGCCACCGAAATCACCGTTTACGTCTCTTACTATAATCTCACTGGCTCCGACACTACTGCTGCTTCCAGAAGATCCAGCTACTATACTATAAGAACCATCTGATGTTGCAGTAGCACCAGTTCTTCGTAAGAATCCCAAAGCACTATACTGTGATTTCTTAATGGCCAAACCATCGTTGACCACATCAGCGAATGCCACTGCGGCAGCGTTGGCAGTGCTCACACTGCTGTTACCGATCAGTGTGTCTGGAGCCAGCTGTGCAAGATCTCCTAGCTGAATACTGTTGGCCTTGATAGTAACATGTCCGTCAGTGACGTCAAAATCCGCATTGCTGAAACTGCTTAATCCACTAGCTGCTTGAATAACGGCAGCAGATCCTGTAGGTGCTGCGGCCTGTGCAGTAGCAATGGTCATTGCCAACTTGCTCTGTTCAATAGCTGCGGCCGCATTCACTTCAGCGTTGTTGACCGCACCGGCACTCAACTGCACGTCTATATTGTTTAGTGTAGAGTCTATGCCAGTGCGTAGATCAAAAGTGAGATCACCAGTGACACTGGCATTTACAAAGATGTCGCCAACACCAGTGAACACCATTACTTGACCTGCCTGCACATTAGATCCTGCATAGTTTTGTAAATTGGTAAAAGTCAGACTCTGCAGGTTTACTGCATCTTGAGGGTCAGTTGGATCGGCAACATTAGAAATCTTGTTGAAGTTGAGATTCATATTTGCCTGCATGCCCAGTTGGCCATCCAAACTCATGAAACCACCTGTGCCAAGAGGTATTACTTCGGCTGGCGCAACAGCGGCACCTTCATGTGAGATTCCCAGTCGGCGATCTATGTATTTGCGTGTGGCATTCTCTGTGGGCACAGTATCTGTGGCGTTATCTGTGAATCCACTGTCTGTGGAAAACTCACTGACCGGCACACCACGTTTGAATCCAATACCGTCCAAATTACTCAGTGCAATAGAACTTGAGAATGTGACCTGGCCAGTGCCCTGATCCACTCTAAAGTATGGTCCGACTGAGAAATTACCAAATTGATCTGTGGTAACATAAAACACACGACCCACATCACGTTCTTCTGTTTCTTTGGAGTCGTCTATCGGGTTAACACTACCTCCATAAATTTCTTTGGGATAGTTGGTGTCTGCATAAGAACCTGTGCCGATCTCGAGTAGATCGTGTCCAGTAACCCGAGTAAGAGCAATTCTAATAGTCAACGTGCCGAGGCTGCCGCTGGTACGCACAGCCACGGCAGCTTTAATGGTGTAACTTGTGGACAAATTGTTTATGGCATTGACTAACGGACGGTTCAGTGTGATTCTGCCAAACACGGTGCCAGTTACACCAGGACCTTGATACGAACTAATCACATATTCTTCGCCCAGGTAAACAAACTTAGCTGCAGATAATCTAGATATTTCAGTAGTTGAAATAGCAATTACCGCAAAAGCATTGTCACCTGCGCGGCCGGTAACTAGACCTACTTTATGCACTCCACTCTGTGTACCAGAGGTTTCTATGGCCGGATCACCAGGCACATCTGTAATTTGGAATGTATCAGGATTTCCTGTGCTGACAACAAAATACCTATTTTGAATACTTATTCCTGTGGGCAAAGCACCAGTGGTAGTGAATTTGACCACATCTCCCGCAGAGAATCCATGGCCGACTAGTGTTACCACAGCTGGATTAGCGATTGATATAGTGCAGGTTGTACCAGTTGGTGTTGAAGATATAAATTCTCCAGGCTGGAATACCGTGATATCTATATAGTTGTAGTTTTCTCTGGTCTGGGTGAGAGTCAACCCCACGATGTTATATCTATGAATGCCACTACCTGCAGTTGTGATACTCACAGCAGCACCGTTTTTCTGTGTGCTTATACTGAATTGTGTTTCTGTGAGATTGTTAGGTAACACATAGTAAGTTTCTCCCACTAGCAATGGAGCAGGTAACGTGCCCGTGGTGGTGAAAGTTATGGTATAGGCTTCTAACAGTTTGTGAGTTTTCACGGCTTTGATACTCAGTCCACTACCATTTGTCAATGTAAATGTGCCTCCTCCCGGAGTTGTGCTGACTGTAAACGTGTTATATGTGGGCTGTGTGATGATGTAATAGGTAATGCCGCTGACAAAGTTGTTGGCAGTGCTGGTAGGGATTATTCTATCACCAATTCTCAGTTTGTGATTACCACTGGTAGTGCAGACGTTTGAAACTATATCGGTTATGGTCAATGCCACACGGAATATTGTAGGTGTAGCCGGATTAACTAATATCTCATAAGGACCATTGCTATCTGCGGTATTAGTGAATGACAATACACGATACACATTTGAAAGTGTCTCACGCAGTTTAAGACCGGTAGAAGGTCTTACAGCAACATCTTCTAGACTGCCGGTGAGCAGTGTATTGCTGAGTTGACGCATGGTCATTTTGGTGTTATTTGCTACTACCGCAAATAGACCTTCTGAGGCAGATCCTATGCCAGTGCTGAGATTTAATCTTGCTACTCCTACTGGAAGATCAGTGGTAGTCACACTAGTCACTGGGTATCTATATATTTCTGTGCCGTGTAGAACTTCTAATTCTGATCCACTTAATGGTGTATAGTCATAATTATACACAAATATAGATAATCCACCTGCCACGTTGGCATATGCACCACTAGGAAAATAACAATCTACTCGTTGATTTAGATCTTCATAGACAGTGGTTGGGGTAGGAACTTCAAGTGGATCTGCACCTTCCGCAACCAAGGCATAATTACCATGAGCATTTGAACCGCCGACTGAACGAATCTGTCCACCAGTCAATGAGTAGTAGGCAATATGGCAGTAGTATGTGAACATGGACACTGCTTCAGTCAAGCCACCATTGGCCACAACTATGCCATATCCGAGGTCGTTGATCTGTGTGAAGTCATTACATAACATGCTTCTGTTACCAGGCATCAACAATTCATATCGATTGCCATTGAAATCCACATAGCTCACAGCCGATGCCTGAAGCGCAGCTTTATTGGTCTGAATGATGGTTCTAACAGCAATGTTATTAGCAGTGTAACCCACAAAGCTAGGTTCAGTTATGGCTACCACTGCCTGTGCAGCTGTGAAGTTGGCAGCACCGATGATTGAACTCATGCGGGTCATTAGGGTGTTTATGGTAGCAGCTTCTGTGGCCGAGGCAGGAGTTCCTGAGGTTCTAGTCACTGCAGAATAACTCACAGCTGGAGCCAAGTCCTGCACAATTTGTCCTAGCAGATAATTCAAATAGGCATGCCAGGTTGCAGATTGAGCTTGTGTTAGCGAAGAATCAGTGATCACTGCACCTGTGAGATTGTTGTAGAATTTCAACCCTCTTGTGCGTGTGGCCACATTGCCGCCATAAATCAAGTCATGGATCACTGCGTCTACAGCTTGTCTAATCTGATATTCTACTTCACTGGCCACATATACCGTGGCAGTGGTAAATCCACTGAGATTGCCTGCTATCTGTGCATCGATATAAGCAATTAGTTCAGCGATTTCATAGTCTCTGTTTGCCAACAGCAGTGCATAGGCATTAGTGACGTTAGCAGACAGTCCAACCGGTAGTGTAAATGACAGAGCTGGTGCGGCAACAATGCCGCGTTCTATAGTGTCTGCTATGACAGTATTGCTCTGATCCACAGTTTCTTGAATGGTAGGGTAAGCAGTAATTAGATCGTTTACAGAATCATGCACGAACTCAATAGCTTCCAATGTGATTCGTCGTTGATCGGTCAATACCACTGCGCTTTGACTGAGTCTGTAGGTCAAGCCATTTTGTCTGGTCCAGTAGTTGGTGCCTAGCACAATATCTCTTCCCAGGCCATCTAGGATCAATCCAGTGTCTCGACTGCAGGCAGCGGAATTGTACGTGAATACGCTGAATGGCCAAGGCGTGGTTTCATCTAATACAAATGTAGCTGTGCTGCCGTCCTTGTCATAGACAAAGTCTCGGACATAGTTTATTCTATATACAGAATCTGCTACAATGAATGATGCTGGAAGTTGCGGAAATCTATCAAGATCACTGACTTGCAATCTTGTTGGAGTGACCACGACGTCGATATTAAATTCCAGGTTGCCTGCAAATCCGTCTGTGAACATACCGCCAGCAAACACCTGTCTGTCCTTGCTGCGGCTGAATGAAGCACACTCTTGAAAGTATGGAGACCTTGACAATATCTGACCTGTGGGATCCAATACTCCCATGAAACCGCCATGACCTATGGCTGATATAGCCTGCCAACGCACGGTATCGTTGGCTAGGAACACGTCCATCTCTTCGTTGTCTTTGGGATAATTCACTGATCCCGATCCATCAATTACATCCTTGAACGCTGTGATCAAGTCTGTGATAACCCCATCAGCACCCACCTCAGACTGGAACGCAGGATCAATAGTCTGTAAAAATAAATTCTGTTTAGGTGAGGTCACCGCAGTATTAGTGATAATATCTTGAACCAGCTCTTCAAAAAGATCTATCACCGCCAGATATTCACTGAGCTGTGTGGTAATTACTGTGTTACCAATTTCACTTTGATAATATTTCAGTGCTGCAGATATAGTTCGATTGTATTCTCCGTAGTCTAGATCAAAAGTAAGATCGTCAACTAAGATACCTATGCTGGTTTTGTAGAATGGTTTATCATAATTAAAAGTAGAAACAAAAGGTATAACATTATTGATTTTGCGGAATTCAATAGTAGCAACGATTTCTTCCTGTAGAAACTGTCTGTTCAATCTGATCAGGTCCGCAGCTGCTTCGTAGCCGCCTTTGTTTTGTATTTTGGGGTAGACAGGTTGAGTGCTGTTCTGTAGATAATGATAACCGTAGGCCTGTGTGACCACATCAAGGCCATCAATGACTGGGTCTCTACGGAATTTATTAAATGCCCAAGGACTAGCAGATGTGCCTGGACGAGGTCTAAAAATAACTCTACGGAATTCATCTCCTACTACAGAAACGTTTGCAGGAACTTTTAGTGGATAGTTTTCGAAATATTCTCCACTTTCTACTAGCACAGAAATCTGTATGTTTCTAGCAATGTCTCCATAGGTTATGCTTTCACCTATTTGAAAATTGCCAGATAATATATCCACATCAAAAATTTCATTGCCACCACTCTCTAGCTGTCCTGAATGCGCCACAATCTGGGCCAATGCGTTGCTGGTCTTACCTCGTAGGAATAGTCCTTCACGTATGTCTCGACCTCGGACAGCTTCAACGGTGTTAGTAGTAACATCTCCTGTGAAGTCTGTGCGCAATCCTGCGGTGTAGATCAAGAATCTAGGAAGATCTACTACGAAATTTGGCAATGAGCTAAATCCCGAACCTTTGTCTGTAATAGTGATACTGGTAATTGCCCCGCCGGTAACCACAGCGGAACCGAATGCTCCACTACCACCGCCACCGGTAATTCTTACAGAAACTAAACTGTAACCACTTCCACCATTGCTGATAGATACTGACCCCACTTTGTATCTGATATTAAAAGTGGCACCAGTTCCTATTGGACCGATCCCTACAGGCGCAGCACTAGTGATGATTGTGGTCGGCACGGCAGTTGCACCCGGTAGCGCAGTATATGTGCCAGTAGAGACGACTTTAAAAGTAACAATAGCACCGGGAGTAGTTAGGGTAGTCAATACTTCTATTAAACAAGCCCCACCACCCGAAGGCACAGTTCCTCCAGAGACTTGTAGTATATCACCGGGATAATAATTTGCACCTACAGTATTAATTACAACAGTGTCCACACTCATACGTATGGTGCCAGCAAATCCTATGCCAGATGTAGGGGATTCTTCAATGGCAGTCAACGAACATTCGGTAGCTCCGTTATTAAAGGTCAGTGTTTTTTCATAAGGCCCAATAATAGCTCGTGATTCTAAAACCAATTGTTCTGCACGTTTGAGAGCAGCTTCGAGAGTTCTATAAGCATACGCTAGAGCACGACCTTGCAGTTCTTGCGACACACCCGGGCGATCGTCTTCACCGCTGAGCGCCACATACAAATTCACACTGCTACCAAATGCCGAACTATCAACATACTGTTTTGTAGCTGCGATCAATCCGCCGTAATTTGTGTCGTCATCTGGTTCTGGACTTCTAGAAAGTATCAGCGGTCCGCTCATACGTCCAAAGCTGGTATCCGTAAGACCTGTAGCAGGATCTATGGCATTGACTCCGAATCTAGATATTTTAGAATCTGCATAATTCTTATTAACTAATTCGTGACTGTAAATTGGTGCCAACGGGCTAATTGTTGTTCCGGCATCAATTATACGATATTGATTACCGCCAGAGCGCATGGACAAATCGCCGCCTAGTTGTGGTGTTGTATCAGCAGCTATTTCGGCAAAATCTGCATTAATTGCAATTTGATTGGGGTTAGTGGTAAAATCAATGCTGATACCACTGCCTGCAACAAGTTTTTTAAATTGCAGTCCTGACTCTGTGTTATTCACAGTGACTACAGGAGTATTGCCAGTAACAACATCGTTCTGACCCACGTAGGTAGATGGAGTGTCTTCTAGGCCTGTGAATTGTAATCTTTCGCCGAGCCCTAGTGAGCTGTAAAGTTCTCTAAAGTTGTCATTAACTTTACGGAATGAATCTCTTATACTGTCGCCGGTGCCGTCGTTGCCAACGGTACCGATATCAATAGTCTTTCTTGCCATGGTTAGAATCCTAGATTGAGCAAATGCTCTAATATTTAGCCCAAAGTTTTATAAGCCGGATGTAAATACTAGATGTTTCTCACAATCAAAACTCAGCAAAATCAATACTCTAGACTCAGTAAACACGGAGTCGAACATCAATATAAGAGAAAAAAGACCGTAGCAGTATTGAGATGTGACGCCTGTGATTCAATATTTGAAAGAGATCTCAAACATATAGATAAGAAACGCCTCAGCAACAATTTCTTTCATTGTTGCGGGTCTTGTGATGCCAAAAGATTTGCTCAACGCAAGGGGATTGAGCAGAAGCAGATATGGAACATGCCTGCTAGTTTAGACTTACCTGTGTCTAAATTCTAAATGATTCGCCGCAGCCGCAGCGATCTCGCTCATTGGGATTGATAAAATCAAAGCCTTCATTGAGTCCATTGCGGACCCAATCCATGGTCAACCCGTTTAAATAGGCTAGACTTTTGGCATCAACCAGCACAACAAACCCGTCGTGTGCAAAATTAGTTACTCCTACTTCAGATTCGTAACTGTCCACGTATTCTAACACATAGGCTAGCCCACTGCACCCTGTGGTTCTAACACCTATGCGAATGCCTACACCTTTACCTCGGCGTTCTAAATTCTGTTTAATCTTTTTAGCCGCTGTGTCGGTTACGGTAATCATCTACGGCCGCCTTGATAGCATCTTCTGCAAGGATACTACAATGTATCTTTACTGGTGGTAGAGCTAGTTCTTCTGCTATTTCTTTGTTTTTGATTGTTCCGGCTTGGTCGAGGGTTTTGCCTTTGAGCCACTCTGTGACAAGGCTCGAACTCGCGATAGCCGATCCGCAGCCATACGTTTTAAATTTTGCATCTGTAATAATACCTGTATCATGATCTACCTTTATTTGTAGTTTCATTACGTCACCGCAAGCAGGAGCACCGACCATACCAGTGCCCACTGTGGGATCATCTTTGGCAAATGATCCTACATTACGTGGGTTTTCGTAATGATCAATTACTTTGTCCGAGTACGCCATTGATTATTCTCCAGTTTATTATCTTCCATATATTAGACAAATAGCTTTTTTTATCTGCCTGATAGTCCAATGCCCATGCATGTTCCCACCAATCTACTAATAGCACAATGTCGTTCTTGATTTCGTGATTCACAATGGTTTTGATCTTGCCATCCCGAGCCAAGTATACCCATCCGCTGCCCTGTATCTTCATGGCTGTTTTTTCAAATTCTTCTTTGAACCGGTCAAAAGTATCAAAGTGTTTTTCTATAAACTGTAAAATAGCATCATAGGGTCTATTAGATCCTTCTGGTTTTTGTAGTTGACCAAAATAGATACTGTGTAAAAATGCGCCAGCTTCGTTGAAATCGTCATCACCTTCGCCCTTGTTGTAGCGATCAACATAGGCTTTGTATAATGTTCCGTAGTGATAATCTATGGTTTCTTTGGATTTCACGGGATCGAGATCTTCGCGATCGTATGGCAGTGTCAACTGTATGAGTTTGTCTTTTTTGCCTTCAACAATGAACTTTTGAATGAAATTGTATGCCATACATGTATTTACCGCATAAATAACCGACAAGGAGATTTTAATATGCTAGGATTAATCAAGAAACTTTTTGGCAGTAAGCCAGCCGAACCTGTTGCAGTTCCCTACAAGGTAGAAACTCCACCAGTCGAAGTCGCACAACCTTCAGTCGAGCCAACAGCAGCAGAAGTTTCTGCTGAAAACAAAGCAGTGGCAGTGGCAAAAGCCAAACGAGCACCAGCGAAAAAAGCGCCTATTAAGAAAGTAGCAGCGCCGAAGACTCCGCGAAAGCCAAAGGCTCCGTAACTTTTTTATCCTGCTCGTAAAGGGCAAATGAGGCTAAATTCTTGGCCTTGCTTTCACACATGATGTCTGCCCACGGCCTATGTGTCAACGCCCACTCATTGACCGCGGTATTCCAATAAAAGCCACTGTGTGCTCTTAGTTTGGCTTTTTTGTAACCTGCTTCTAGGAGGGACGGAAGATCGGGGCGGATGTGTCTGGGATGGTCAATAAGACAGTCTTCCCGTGAAACACTATAATGTATGACAGGGCGCACACCACGCCAGCTATCGATAACCCTTTTAACACGATCATCATTTGCTTCAATGTATTCTCCAGTTTTAATCCAGTGATGATGAATGTCTAGCACCAAGGCACAGTCTTTGACCAATTCAATGCTAGATTCAATACCCCAGGTCATTTCGTCATTTTCAATGGTAAGGCAGTTGCGAGCCTCGGGTGTCATTTTGCTAAGAGCGTCACGAATACCTTGTGGTCCCAGCTTGCCGGAGATATGCACATTGATCTTGAAGTCTTGGAATGTTTGACCATATCCCATCCATCGAGCCATGTCCACATGATACTCGAACTCTTCTATACTGCGTTCTACTATGCCCGGGTTAATAGACGCCAACACGCAAAACTGGCCAGGATGAAAGCTGAGCCTAACATTATTCTTCCTAGCCACATCACCCACACGGGCAAATCCTCTTTCTGCAAAGGCTCTAACATCGGGCTGCCGCCAAAACCACTTCCAACTAGGCTCAGTGTATACAGGAAGTATATCACTTGAGAGTCGTACCATTCTAAGATCTTCATCTAATGTTCCTACCCTGCTGACTAATTTATAGCAGGCTTCTATGTTTCGTTCCATTAACTCCCAAAGACGCTGTTCTGCTTCTTGAGGATGTTCACGCAACCACCTAACTGTGGTAGAGCCTGTATTTAAGTCACGATCAACAGCATTGATTTTCATGCCGTTGACTTCGGAAGGATCGTTGATCCATTTGCAGGCAAAGCCTAGACGTCTGAGTGTAGTGTTCATACTATAAGTATAACATCATCACTGCCAGTTGTCAACTACAAATTTGTCCTGAACATCCTGTGGATTTGGTTCTCCGTGAAACACAGCTATACTACAATCTGGAGGAGGTCGCACATCGTGTTTCACTGTTTTGAATCGCCGTCCGCCATGTGCAACAGTGAGTTCATCTCTGCTGCGTATTTCCCATTTGTAACTCATAATCCATTCTTTGGGCCAAAATATCATTCTATCTTTGGCTATCTTCCAAATCCAATCTTGATCTCCTTGCAGCCGTTGTGCCTCCGACGGTTTCGATTTGAATTGATCGTATATATGACCTTGTGTGCCGTGTGTCCATGCCAACACCGAACTGTTGAGATAATTCCAACTGGGGAAAAATTTTCTATTGAAATCATGGATACCTATAAAACTGGTAGGATGATATCCAGTGAGCTTATTCATGTTGGCATGTATGACTACATCTAGATCCAGATATAATATTCTTCCCCTGAGAGGTAATGCAGAATCAAACATGTGAACCTTGTGCCACCAACCTCTAGCATAATTGGCGTTGGGTTGATATATTTTACGAACTCCGGCAATATCATGTTGATCGTCGGTGAGACAGGCAAACTCATAAGGCACTGTGAGATGTCTAGACACCATATTACGTAGACGCTCTACATATTCACGACCATATTTGTTACCGAATCTCACACACAGCACAGTGATAGGTTCGTTGAGATCCGAAGGCACTACAAGATCGGGATATTCTCCACGTGCTGCCATTTTGGCAGCTCGCTTTTCAGCCTTGGCTTGTATGCGTTGTTCTTTTGACAATTCCATCTATGGCTACCAAGTCTTTTAAAATATCACCCAGGTCGTCTAGTTTGATCATATTTGGACCATCGCTAGGAGCACTATCAGGATCTTCGTGACATTCCATAAAGACAGCTGCCACTGAACCTGTGGCTATAGCAGCTCTCGCCAGGTATGGGACCATGGTCCTATCTCCGCCAGATCTTTCTCCCATTCCTCCAGGCTGTTGAACAGAATGTGTGGCATCAAAGACCACTGGATAGCCAGTGCTTGCCATAATAGGTAGGCTGCGCATATCAACCACAAGATTATTGTATCCATGAGTGTATCCTCTTTCGCATAACATAATGCGTTCGTTTCCAGTTGAAGCAATCTTTGATGCGACGTTTTTCATATCGTGGGGAGCAAGAAATTGTCCCTTCTTGACATTTATAGCACAGCCTGTAGCACCCGCGGCCAACAATAAGTCAGTTTGTCTACATAAAAATGCTGGAATCTGTAGTATGTCAATGCCAGCATCTGCACATTCCTTTGCCTGCCAGCTTTCATGAATGTCTGTCAAAACAGGCACTCCGAACGTATGTTTAATCGCATTAAGAACATCAAGTCCTTCTTTGATTCCTACACCACGTTTGGTAGAAATACTAGAACGATTGGCTTTGTCAAAACTGCTTTTGTATATCAAAGGAATACCTAATAATGCTGTGATAGCAATTAATCTTGCACAAGTATCTTCTGCATGATCTTGACTTTCAATTTGGCAAGGTCCAGCAATTAATACGAACGGAAGATTGTTACTAACAGAGAGAGAATTAATATTAAATGTATGCATATAATTATTTACCAATGCCTAATGGTGTTGGCAACAATAAAGCAACAGGTTATAACGTGAATGACTACCCAAAAAGTTTTTAAGAATAAAACAATTCGAGCTTCACGTAGAGTGAGGATAGGCACATCTGGCCTATCCTCATCAGTTTGTCCCATTCTGTGCCCGGTTGCCCGAGCCCATATTTTTTCAAAACTATTCATCCTTCGTATATTGCAGAATTACCTGCGTGTTCGAATACTTCGGCAGATTTTAGTTTAACGCCTACGCCAACAGGATAACGTGCTTCAAAAACACGACCATCAGGATGTGTCCAGCCACGGCCTTCTTGATAAGCAGTTAGAATTTCGTTCATAGTCTTGTAAACTAGTTCGGCAAACATTTCACAGCCTACACCATCTACAATACGTAGATCGATGATGCCCATGTTTTTAAAACCACCTTGGATTTTGTTTAATTCTACAAATGTGCCACGTTCTGGATCGTCTTTGCCAATAACTAGTGTATGATCAAATTGCCATTCACTCCATTCTTTGAATGCTTTGAGTCCACCAAAGTCCATGACCCAGTTGCGATCATCTAAGGTTTCTGATTCAAAGATTAGTTTAATGCCAATGGAGTAACCATGTAGCATAGAACAATGTGAGTGCGTTGAACGCCATTGTCTAAAACAGCATGACAGCCCTCTGTCGTTGCCGTAAGTTTTTGTTGAAAGATATTTTGCCATCTCTAGTCTCCTTTATATAGGTAGCAAGTTTGATGACTGCAGAGTGTTTATAGAGGGATGATGCCATAGAGTCCTCTTTGTGTGTATTGTAATATTATATTACATTTCTATTTATAATGCAATGAATTTCACATTATTTTTCTGCCATTCCGGTGGCATCTGCCAGTCTGGTCTATTATAGATCACAAATGTTGTATCGGGATAATACATGAATACTGCGGCAATTTGATAGACCCAATAGCTGGGATCTACTGCCTGTGATCCCACTCTAGCATAGTTCACGGTGCCTTTGTAGATATTATTCACACTGTGATCGATCGGATACAGATCAAATCCGATCATTACAACTTCTTCGTGTCCTAACATCGCTGACAATAGCACAGCATAACCGCCACTGCCCCAATGTTCAGCTTGATCCTTTTTCGATTCACCTCGGGTAGGCACCTCAGGTAGAAGATTGATGTTTTTGTTTTTTCTTATTTTTCTGAAGTAGTGATGCCAATGGTCCCGCACATAGATTTCTGTGTCTTTGGTATTGGGATTATTTACAGCTTCGTCAGCCATTCTGCGATCGCAACAGACCAAATGATTGACATTTAGATCTCGATGTATGGCATTACATCCTATAAGAACATGATCGGTGTATGCGCTGATATCAACGCGGCGTCTACTTTCGCCATTGCCAATTACCAATGCTCGAGGCATTATTCGATTCTACCGAATCCGTTCCATATTCCAGGGTTGCCTGGCTGAACACATACCCAACCAATTGACTTTCCTGCTTGAGGTGAACTGTTCCATACGATATCGCCTTCGTTAAACGAACCGCTACTAGGAGGTTCATTCCCACTAAGATGCAACTTGTCGTTGAATTTTAATGCACCATTTACGTGTAATGTACTACGAGGATCAGGATTGTTGACATTGATGCCCAGGGAACCTATGATTGTGACCTTGGTATCGCCCACCGTCGGATTGCCTATGATAACATTACCGCCAGCTTTGATTTGGATCCTAGCTGTGTTATCGGTTCCTAGTTCTAGGTCAGTGTAATTATAAGTGCCAATTCTTGCAGTGTTGGTACCTTCTGCACCTATTACTATATCCACATTTTGATCTATGATATTAACAGCAGCTTTGGGTTGATCTGTTCCAAGCCCTAATCGATCAGATATACTGTCATAAACTAGATATTGATTTACACTTAATCCGCCATCTACTATCAATCCCTTGAGACGACCAACTTCTCTTAAACTGCTTTTGGTTACGGTAGGACCTAATTCTTTCTCATCAATTAATTTGATGTTGTTGGTGCTTAGATATTTTCCTTTGGCAAGATCTATATTTTCAGATATAAAAAATCTATCTGGATCGGAATTAAAAATGAACTGTTTATTATGTCCCTGTCCATTCCACAGTATGCCTTTGCCATTGATATCGCCTTTGATGATGATGTAAGGGAATTCAGCAGAGTCAATTTCTTGACCTTCTTGAAATACTTCTTGCAATAGGGTAGTTAGGGCATTTAATTTTTCTTGGCTTGCCATGTTATGAATTTCCAATTTTACCGAAAGGCGACCATATCCCAGGAGATCCGGTTTGAATGCACACCCAACCCACATAAGAGTTCATTCTCGGTTGGATGTTCCATATAATGTCACCTTCGTTATACGATCCATTTGTTGGATAAGTGCTGTCGTATTTTTGCAGTCTATTGTTGAATCTCACTGCGCCATTTACATGCAGATCAACTTCTGGATCCGGAGTCGAAACCCTTACTGAAAGTTTACCATGTACATGTATTTGGGTAGGAGCCAGTTTGGGATTACCTAATATAATATTGCCACTCGACGAGATGATTATTCTTGCAGTGTTGTCAGTGCCTAATTCTAAATTATTACTGGCGTAAGTGCCAATGAATGCTTTTACGGTGTCTTTGGTGCCGAGAACTATCTCTACTCCGTCATCTAGGATGCTGACAGCTGCGTTAGGATTTTCAGTGCCTAGTCCTAGTCTGCTAGTGTTGGCATCGAATACCATAAACTGACCCACCGATAATCCGCCATCTACTATCAGTCCATTAAGCCGACCAACTTCTCTGAGATTGCTTTTGGTTATAGTAGGACCTAATTCTTTCTCATCAATTACTTTGATGTTGTTGACAGTGATGCTTTTGCCTTTGGCAAGATCGATGGATTCAGATGAAAAGAATCTATCCGGACTGGAGTTAAATATAAACTGTTTGGTATATCCTTGGCCACTCCAAAGCAGTCCTTTGCCGTCGATGGTATCACCTGAAAACACAATAGGCACATCTTTCTCAAATTTGATATCTGCACGTATCTCATCCACCTCTAGAATCTTGGTTTTTAGGGTGCCTGCGACTGTGAGATTATCGATGTTTTCTACGAACAGATTAGTGACAGTGACACCATCATTGTTCACTGTTAATTGAGTTTTTACAGCGGTATCTGTGATACCGGTGCTGGCAAAGTTATGTATTTTGCCTCCGGAAATATGATCCCCCGATAGAGATCGAAATGGCATTTTTCTTGCGATTTCTTTGACATCTGGGGCAGCGGTTTGTGCGATCGAGTTGATCTCATCGCCTAGTGCGGCTAATAAATTATTGACATTACTCATAGTAATGTATTTATCCGCCAACAAAAAAGCGGACCAAAGCCCGCTTTTTACTGAGAATCTACTTTGTTATTGCACTTTAAGTAGCACAGTATCTTCGTTGATACGACCGTTGAGTTTGATATCTACGGCCTTGATATCGTCTAGAAACTTGCGTAACTGCACTTTACCTGCAGCCTTGAACTCTTTGAGCTGTTCTTCGGGCTTGCGCAGAGTTTTCTGCACACTTTTTATTGGATCAAATCCAATAACTGTGGTGCCTTTGACTGCAAGATCGCTGAATTCAGCAGCCATATATTTGCCCAATTTGCGTGTTTTGACATTAAAGATCCACAGTTCCTTGGCTCCGATGATGTCTTGTGGGTTGATAGACACTAATTTAAGTTTTTCATCCTGCTTGAGATACTTCATCTTGGCCACAACTTTGGCCTTGTCAGTGGGCTTTTTAGCACGAGGCTTTTTATTAACCTTAGCCTCTTGTGCTAGCATATCACAGGCTGCAAGAATTTCGCTATAGAACAGCGTGATCTTCTTTAGATTGGCCTTGCTCAAATGACTATAACCTTCTTTCAATTGCTCGTCTTTGGTAGTGGCTGCTTCCACTAATTCGTCATAGTTTCGACTGTATAGTGTTTTAATGATTCGAGCGTGAGCGGCCTTGGCTTGGCGTCCACGTAGAAGATTTAGAAGTTTAAATGCTTTTGGATCAAATGCATCTGGATCTGTTTGAAAAGCTTCAATAGCATCTTCAATCTCTTCAGTCATGCCTATTGCAACTTCACGCAGTCGTTCTTGGATGCTAGGAGTACACACTGCGGGTTTGACCTCCACTGCACCTTCTTCGAGTTCAACTTCGTCATGTTTACCTTCTTCGATGATCTTAGCAATGGCTTTGCTTAACCATTCTGCGGTATTACGGCCCTCGTTGAAGTCTGCTCTTACTGCTGGCATACCTTTGAGTAAGTTGGCAGCAATGGCACCTACGGTCGTGCCGCATCGATTGTCTTTGGTATCTTTGAATGCTTTAATAACATCTTTTGGATAGTTCTGGCTGCTCATCCAATTAATAACTTTGGGTTTGAGTTCTTTGCCGCTGGTTTCCAAACGATAATAAC